GTTTTGCAGCTTACGACTTCGATACTAGCACAGGAACTGTTAACCTATACGCAGACAACGGTAACTTAGTTGCCAGCTTATGGGAACCATTAACTTATGTTTCTAGCGCAGATGCTCCAACAAGTTTAACAGCAGACGGTACATTATGGTACAGTAGCGTTCTAAACGAAGTTGACATCATGATTCATGATGGAAGCACATGGGTAGGTTATGCTAACGGCGTAGCAGGCACAGATCCAGCAGGCCCAATCATTAGCGCAACTAAACCAGAAACACAAAGCGACGGTACTACACCTTTAGCAACAGGCGACCTATGGGTTGACTGGAGTGCTACTGAAGATTTCCCAGCTGTTTACAAATACAACGCTGACTTACAAAAGTGGTTAGTTGTTGATAAGAGTGACCAAAGCACAGAAGACGGCATGTTATTTGCCGACGCTCGTTGGAATACAAATGGCGTAGATATGGACGCTAGCACAATTGAAGAATTGCTAGTAAGCGATTTCTTAGATTTTGATGCTCCAGATCCAGCACTATATCCAAAAGGAATGTTGCTATGGAACTTACGTCGTAGCGGATTCAACGTAAAAGAATTCAAACGTAACTACATTGACTTGACAGCAGATAACCCACGTTATGGCGATGAGTCTATGGGCGACTACTACCCACACCGTTGGGTAACTAAGAGCGGTAACCAAGACGACGGTTCTGGTACATTCGGCCGTAAAGCACAACGTAAGATTGTTACACAAGCTCTACAAGCACTTGTTAATAGCAACCAAGCAATCCGCGACGAAGAAAGTCGTGTATTCAACTTAATCGCTTGCCCAGGTTACCCAGAGTTAATTGGCGAAATGATTAGCTTGAACTATGACCGTGGATTAACAGCCTTTGTTGTTGGTGATACACCTGCTCGTTTACCAAGTGACGCTACAAGTTTACTAGAGTGGGGCTTGAACATGAACTTAGCACTTGAAGATAATGATATCGGTGCTACAAGTTACGACGAGTACATGGCTATGTTCTATCCATGGGGCTTTACAAGCGACAACTTTGGTAACAACGTTGCTGTTCCTCCAAGCCACTTAATGTTAAGAACTATTGCCCTAAACGACCAAGTTGCTTATCCTTGGTTTGCTCCAGCAGGCGTTCGTCGTGGTGGTATTACTAACGCAACAGCAGTCGGTTACATCGATGCTGAAGGCGAATTCAAATCTGTGGCATTGAACACAGGACAACGCGATACATTGGCTAGCGTTAAGATTAACCCTATTACATTCCTAACAGGAACAGGTTTAGTCAACTATGGCCAGTATACAAGAGCAAGAGCCGCAAGTTCGTTAGATCGAATCAACGTTGCTCGTTTAGTTGCTTACTTACGTAGACAATTGAACACATTAGCTAAACCATATATCTTTGAACCTAATGATAAAATCACTAGAGATGAGATTAAAGGTGCCGTAGATAGCTTACTATTAGAACTAGTAGGTCAACGTGCGCTGTATGATTACATTGTAGTGTGTGATTCAAGTAACAATACACCTTCTAGAATCGACCGCAATGAATTGTATATTGATATTGCTATTGAACCAGTTAAAGCGGTTGAATTCATTTACATTCCATTGCGCTTAAAGAACACTGGCGAGATAGCCGGGTTAGGCGCTTAATAATTAGGAGAAATTAAAATGGCAGTATCAACACTATCGAAATTTACAGTACCTTTAGCTAGCGATCAAAGCGCTAGCGCTCAAGGTCTGTTGATGCCAAAACTAAAATACCGTTTTAGAGTAAGTTTAGAAAACTTTGGTATTACAACTCCAACTACTGTTTTAACTAAACAAGTTGTTGACGTTACTCGTCCTAGCGTAACATTTGATAACATTTTATTAGATGTTTACAATAGCCGTGTTAACATTCACGGTAAGCACACATGGGCAGATATGACCTTGAACTTACGTGATGACGCAACAGGTGAAGTTACTAAGTTAGTTGGCGAGCAACTACAGAAGCAATTTGACTTTTATGAGCAAGCAAGTGCCGCTTCTGGTATTGATTACAAGTTTGTAACACGTATTGAAATGTTAGACGGTGGTAACGGAACTAACGCACCTAACGTTCTTGAAACATGGGAATGTTTTGGTTGTTATGTTTTAACAGCTAACTATGGCAATGCCGCTTACAACGCTAACGAAGCAGCCACAGTCGCACTTACAATTAAGTACGATAACGCAATCCAGAGCCCACAGGGTACTGGTGTTGGTACAGTGGTTGGACGTACACTTGGTTCTATGACTACAGGTTAATAGTAATCAAAACAAAAAGGCTCTTTCGAGGGCCTTTTTTTACGACTAAATAATGTATGTCCAGTTACGCACTACGTCAATTTGTATCAGGGGCCTTACACCCTAAAGGTAATGTCGGCGATTTCCAACACGCCGCTCGTCTATTTGTTGATAGCGATTTAAGACTTGCCCCTAAACGCAAGTTTAGTTTCCACGTCGTTTTTAACATTAATCCAGGCGCATTAAAAACATTAAACTTTCAGTATCAGCATCAAACTGAAATTAATATGTTGGTTAAGACTTGTGAACTTCCTAAGTTTACACTTAAGACAGAAACACTTAACCAATATAACAGGAAGAAAGTTGTCAATTTAGGTATCGATTACAATCCTATCAATATTAGGTTCCACGATGATAACTTAGGTGTCGTTGGACAGCTTTGGCAAAACTATTATAATTATTACTACGCAGACGTTACGGCAGCTAACGTAGTCGGTGGATATAATAGAAATGCGATGCAAGGCCCAGGATTTTTTAGATCTCGTTATGGCCTTGATAATAACAGCAGTATGCCGTTTTTCACAGATATCACTATCTATCAAATGGCAAAACGTGCTTGGTATAGTTATAAACTAATTAATCCTGTGATTACAAGTTGGAGTCACGACGCATTAGATTACAGTAGTAGTCAAAGCTCTGAACAAGCTATGACTCTTGCGTATGAAGCTGTAACTTATAATACAGGATATGTCGTTCCCGGACAAAATCCTCCAGGCTTTGGTGGTCCAGACCACTACGACACCATGCCAAGTCCTATTAGTCTTGCTGGCGGCGGAACTAAAACATTGTTTGGTCAAGCAGGTGTACTTGCTGGTATCGAAGCAGTATTCGGCGCTGTTGGTTCCGGACAAGCATTTAGTAGTGTAGGTAATTTCTTAGGAACTGCTATCACAGCTATTAACACATATCAAAATGCCAAAGCATTAACTAACGCAGGTGTTAGAGCAGAAGTTACTAACATGGCAGTCAGAGGTTTAACTAGTTTAAGTAGAATTGGTTTAAGTGGTTTATCAAATACAAGTTTCCCTGTAAACAATCCAGTAAATACTACCGTTGCGACACAACGGAATATAACAGGAGGACCATAACATGGAAGATACTAATTTACCACCACAAAGCGATACTGAAAGCGGCCAGCCTGTAAGAAGTTTCTTTGACAAATATTTTAAACACCAAGTTACATTCCCAACAAGCCAAATTGATGCTGTTATAGGATTTTTTACAAAACGCGGGTTTGACACAACATCCGCTAGAAGTACAGCCATTGTACTATTAAATCAAGCACGTTTAGATAATGTCAGTGTATTCCAATTGTTAGATTCATTAAAAGGTTTCAATGACGTACAATTATCAAATGTCGTAACTGAAATTTTAAATGCTTACAGACAAAGCACAAGTATGTTAGGCTTTAAAATTACAACTATAGAAGAAACAGCCGAAAGTCGTAATATTGTGCCATGAGTCGCTTTGCTAATGGAAATTACAACATACAAAACCCAGAAAAGTATGTAGGAAAGAAAAAACCTAGATATCGTAGTAGCTGGGAATGGCACTTCATGAAGATGTGCGATGAAAATCCTGCTATAATAAAATGGGCTAGTGAAGCTATATCTATTCCTTATAAATGCCCTATTACAGGTAAACAAACCATTTACGTTCCGGACTTCTTTATTCAGTATATGGATAAAAATAGCAAACAACACGTTGAGCTA